GGATATAAGCACACTACTTGCAGATAATGTTGATGAGATATTTACCTCCCATCGTGATATTTGGGAAAGCCTAAAGTCATACTATTATAAGTTTAAGGGTGTGCCAGAAGTTGGCGTACTTATGGAACGACACAAAGATTTTGAGCCAGCTAATACAAAGGCTGAAACTGGATATTATTTAGATAAGCTAAAGAATGAGTATTTAACCAATAGAATAAAGTCTATTATTATTCAGTCTGGATCTTCGCTAAAAGAAGATGCAGCATCCAGAGTCCTTGCCAATATGCAGTCTCAACTAGCAGGCCTTGCTAAATTCACAAATAATGTTCGAGATCTTGATGTTGTTGATTTGCAGTCTGCAGAAAATCATTTTCTTTCTGTAAAAGAGCGTTCTGCTGCAATGGGCGGGAGTCCAGGAATTCTAACTGGTTTTGATGCAATTGATAAGGCCTATCCAACAGGAATGGCTCCAGGACATTTAATTGTTGCTATTGGTTGGCCAGGTAAAGGAAAGACTTGGTTTACATCTTATCTTGCATGTAAGGCATGGGAGCAGGGCTTTAAGCCAATGATTATCTCCCTTGAAATGTCACCAGAAAATATGCGTGACCGTATTTACACAATGCTTGGCTCTGGGCTTTTCCGTGCCAGCGATTTATCAAAAGGAGATATTAACTTAGATGATTTCAGGTCGTGGGGAAAGAAAAAATTTGAAGGGAAAAACTCGTTTATTCTTGTATCTAATGAAGGCACTGCGGAAGTCACGCCTGCAACAGTACAAGGCAAAATTGATCAACACAAACCAGATCTAGTTATTCTGGATTATCATCAGCTATTTAATGATAACAAGCGTAGCCATTCTGAAGTAGAGCGAAATAGAAATATTTCTCGTGAGTTTAAACTATTGGCGGTAGCAAACAATATTCCAGTAATTGATATTACTGCTGCAACCGCAGACGATATTTCAGATCAAAAAGAGCCGCCAATGATGAGTCAAGTTGCATGGTCTAAAGCTATTGAATATGATGCTGACATGGCTATGGCTATTCACAGATATCCAGGAACGAATATGATTGAAGTAGTAAGTCGAAAGAATCGTCATGGTCAAGACTTTGACTTCTATCTTGATTGGGACATTAATCGTGGTGTTATTACTCCGATTTATGAAAACTTACCAGAATTTAACAATGACTCACAAAAGAATAAAAAGATTTCAAGTTAATGTAGAGTTTCTAGATGATTCTGATATTATAAGAATCAGGGCACAGTATGAAAGTCTATTGACTCAAGACATGAGGTCAAAGGGATATGTCAGAGTGCTTGACATAGACCCAGCATTTTCGGTAGAATTCACAGGCGAGACATGGAAGTTCTTAATGACTATCCATGGTGTATACGTAGGAAAGAAGAAGGCATGGCAATACGAGGGTTGGACTCAAGGAAAATTGATACCAAGACATACGCCCCAGCACATGTTAAGTCAGTCGTAAAGGCTCTTGGCTTAGAAATTGTTGGAGAGACAGGCAATGACTTTTTATGCTACTGCCCATTTCATTCCAACAGACACACATCTTCATTTAGCGTAAGTCGTGAAAAGGGTGCGTATATTTGCTTTAATCCTTCTTGTGGAGAATCTGGAACATTAACTGAGCTTGTTAAAAAGATATTGCATAAGAATGAGTTTGAGGCAATTAGATATATCTCTGCTCGTGAGGCAGAATCTGTAGAAAACTTTGACGAAGTATTAAAAGAAATGTTTGAAGAGAAGCCAGATTTTGTAGAATTTCCACAGCAGACATTAGATGATCTATATAATAATCTAGGCTCAAATCCACATGCTCAAGAATATTTTAGACATCGTGGAATTCAAGATGATGCAATGCATTATTTTAAATTAGGATACTCTGCAAATATGGGCATGGTCATTGTGCCAGTACATAGTCCAGATGGGTTGCCTGTAGGATTAGTTGGTAGATCAATATCTGAAAAGAAGTTTAAGAACAGTACTAATTTGCCACGCAGTAAAACCATGTTTAATATTCACCGTGCCAAGAAAATTGGTAATCAGGTAATTATTGTGGAGTCCACATTCGATGCTATTCGTGTTCATCAGGCTGGATTCCCAAATGTTGTTGCCACGCTTGGCGGACATATATCGCATGATAATTTAAATTTGCTCAATAGATACTTTACTAGAATAGTAATAATGACTGATGCTGACCAAGCTGGGCGGGAATTAGGAATTAATATTGCTAATAAACTTCGTAATAAAGACATCTTGTGGGCTTCGCATGGTTATGGTAAGATATATCCTAACAATGCAAAAGATGCAGGTGACATGACTGATGAAGAAATTGCCACATGTATTAAAAACGCTGTATCCGACATAGAATACAGAACTTGGAATCCATGATATAATGAAAGAACAGACGGATCTATACCGTCAAATACATTAAGGAGAATATATAAAATGGGTATCGTAAAAGGACTAAAAGGCTTAAATGCAGTTATGGATAGGCCACAGTCAAATTCAGAAGGTAGCAAGGGTCGCTGGGTAAAGCTAGAAGATGGAGAGAGCGTAAAGATTAGATTCCTCCAAGAACTAGATCCAGATTCACCATCATATAATGAAAAGCTTGGACTGGGCTTTATTGCAGTCGAACATACAAATCCAAAAGATTATCGCCGTAAGGCGCTATGCTCTATGGACGACCAAGGCAAGTGCTATGGTTGTGAGCAACATCGCAAGGATTACAAGGCGGGTTGGAAGGGTCGTTCACGACTTTATATCAACGTGCTTGTTGATGATGGTAAGGAAGAGCCATATGTAGCAATTCTTTCTCAGGGATCAAGCGGCAAGACCGTAACCCCAACATTAATCGAATATGCAGGCGAGATGGGTTCAATCACAAATCTCATGTGGCGCATTAAGCGTACAGGCACAAAGACGGATACAAGTTACACAATTATCCCTCTTGCAAAAGATGAGACAGCATTTGATGCCTCTTCTCTTGAGCTTTATAAGCTTGAAGAGTCAGCAGTTCGTGATCTTCCATATACGGAACAAGAAGCCTTCTTTAATGGAGAAGGTGGCAATTCAGAGTCAGACTCAGCAACTAGTAGCAGTCTCGACTGGTAATAACTAATTAAAGGCGGAGAGTTAATGTCATTTACACACTTACATGTGCATTCATATTATTCCCTTATGGATGGGCTTAACTCTCCTGCCGAATTAGCGCAGGCAGCAAAAGACGCAGGACAAACTGCATTAGCAATTACAGATCACGGCACATTATCATCACACCGTGACATGCAAAAAGCATGTAAAGAAATTGGCATTAAGCCAATATTAGGGGTTGAGGCATATATATCCCCCACAGATAGATTTGATCGTTCTTCTAAAACAGATAAAAGTATTCAGGCTTATAACCATATTATTTTATTAGCTAAAAATCAGAATGGTCTTAATAACATCCACTCGCTACAGGAGCTTGCATGGAATGAGGGCTTTTATCATAAGCCACGTATTGATAGAGAGATATTAAAAGAATATGCGGAAGATATTATTGTACTTAGTGGATGCCTTAACGGACTTGTTAGTAAGTGTATCGAACGTGGCGATTTATCGGATGCCAAGCTTATACTCAAAGATTTTAGTAAAACTTTTGGCGAGGATTTTTATGTTGAGGTTCAATCTCACAATCCCAAAGAAATCAATGAAACACTTATAGCCCTAGCAGATGAATTAAAAATTAAGGCGGTGGCAACAGGAGATGCCCATTTTGCTAAAGGTGAAGATAAGATATTAGAAGAAGCTATGCTTATTTTATCTACATCTCCAAAAGCAGATAAGGAAGCAGACTTTGACATGTCTCGTAATATGAAGAACATGTTAGATAGATTTAATTATATGTATCCTGATCGCAGAATATCATTTCAGGACTATAATTTATTTATTCAGACCCGCCAAGAAATTGAGGCGGACTTCAAAGAGGCTGGCATAAATAGAACAGATATATTCGACAATACTATGGAGATAGCCTCTAAAATTGGAGAATACGATTTCTATCAGGGTCTAGACCTTCTGCCAGTCCCTAAGACCAATGCTGACAAGAAACTGGCTGAGATGGCCTCAGAAGGCCTTAAACGCCTAGGTCTGTCAGAAGATAAGGTCTATGCTGACAGATTGCAGGAAGAATTAAATGTAATTAAAGATAAGAAATTTGCATCATATTTCCTAGTCGTAGCAGATATGATTAATTGGGCTAAGACAAATAATATTATGGTTGGCCCAGGTCGTGGTTCCGCAGCAGGTTCCCTAGTTTGCTATACGCTTGGAATTACGGATGTAGATCCAATTAAGTATGACCTATTGTTTTTCCGATTTATTAATCCAGAGCGTAATGATTTCCCAGATATCGATACAGACTTTGAAGACCGCCGTCGCAAAGAGGTAAAGGATTATCTAAAGAAGAAGTTTAAGCATGTTGCATCTATTTCTACATTTACTTATTTTAAAGATAAGGGTGTAATACGTGATGCTGCTCGTGTATTTATGATTCCTTTAGGTGAAGTAAATAAAGCATTGAAATCAGTAGATACATTTGAAGACTATCTAGAATCTCCCAACACAAAAGAATTTAGAGCTAAGTATCCTGAAGTAACATGGCTCGCAGAAAGACTTCGTGGCAAGATCCGTAGCGTTGGTGTTCATGCTGCAGGTGTTGTTGTTGCTAAGGATGATATTAGAAAGTTTGCACCAATCGAATCTCGTGAAGATGCACAAGATAAAGTTTCTGGGAGAATCCCAGTTGTCGCCTATGATATGGACACGGTAGCAGATATAGGTCTGATAAAGCTCGACGCTTTGGGCCTAAAGACCTTATCTGTAATATCTGATACATTGCAATCAATTAAAGACAGAACTGGAAAGACTATTGATCTTTCTAAAATTCCTTTAGATGATAAAAAAGTATATGCAATGCTAAGTGAGGGATATACAAAGGGAGTATTTCAGGCTGAAGCAACACCATATACAAATCTTCTTATGAAGATGGGTGTCAGCACATTTGAAGATCTAGCAGCTTCAAATGCTTTGGTTCGTCCAGGCGCTATGAATACTGTAGGTGCTTCATATATTAATCGTAAGAATGGAAATGAAGCAATTAAATATGTTCATTCAATCATGCAGCCGTTTACAGAAAATACATATGGGGTTATTATTTATCAAGAACAGGTTATGCAAGCCTGTGTATATTTGGGAGGAATGACTTGGTCAGAAGCTGACAAAGTCCGTAAAATTATTGGAAAGAAAAAAGATGCTAAAGAATTCGACCAATTCAAAGATAGATTTATTGAGGGAGCTGAAAACCATATTGGGAAGCGGGAAGCTCAACATCTTTGGCATGATTTTGAGGCACATGCAGGGTACTCGTTCAATCGCAGTCACGCTGTTGCTTACTCTATGCTTTCTTATTATACCGCTTGGCTTAAGCATTATTATCCTCTTGAATTTATGTTTTCGCTACTTAGAAATGAGGGAAACAAAGACACCAGAACCGAATACCTCATCGAAGCAAAGCGACTAGGACTTAAGGTAAGACTTCCTCATGTTAATGAATCAGATGTGTATTTTTCTCTAAAGGGAGATGCAATTGTATTTGGTTTAGCAGAAGTAAAATTTATTTCAGATAGTATCGCAAATAAGATTATAGGTTTGCGACCATATGCTAATTATAAAGATCTTATAGATAAGGCATCTAAAAAGGGTAGCGGAATTAATTCAAGGGCGATATCAGCGTTAAATGCAATTGGTGGCGCAGCGTTTGACGATAATCCTAGATCTGGTAATGAGAAAGATAATTACTATGAATATTTAGGAATACCTACATTCAATTTAGATTTGCCACCACGAATTAAGGCCCAAGCTAGACCAATTGAAGAATTTGATGAACTAGGTTCATTCGTAATGTTTGGCATGGTAAAAACAATTAAGCGTGGAACTGGATGGGCTCGTGTAGAACTTGTAGATGAAACAGGGTCTATTGGACTATTTCATCATGAGCAGACACAGATTGAGCCTAATCAAATGTATTTTATTTTGGTAGGAGATAATCGAATTGCTAGATATATAAAGGTTGCAGACATAGATCCGAAGTCTAATGACCTATTTGTAGATTATTTATATAGAAAGCAATACGATCTTGCGGAAGACGAGTATCTTGTGATAAACTTTACACCGTACAAAACAAAAGCGGGCAAAATGATGGCTCACATTGTTATGACCGATAAAGATAAAAATCTTACTCGTGCTATCGCATTTCCAACCATGTATAAGTTTGCCTTAGCAAAAATGCGAGAAGGCATGAGGTGTCAGGTTAAGTTATCTAAGTTAGATGACGGAACCCTAAATGTTAAGGAGATAGCATGACAGAAGATATAGAGGGACTAATTCAATCTGTAAGCATAAATCAAATTCTTGTAGCAATATTAGAAGAGCATAAGAGCATTACTGTTCCAACAATTAAATTTTTAGATGCAGCACAGACTGATAAAGAATTAGTAATAGATTATGATGAGACAGTCCCATCATTTACATTTAGTTTGAGGAATAAAATTGAACAGCCAAGAAATAGTTAGCGAATATGGCCTAGATGCTTTATCAGCCATACTTCACGAAACTGCAATAGAAAAGGGATTCTGGGACGGAGAATACAGTCATGAAAAGATTGGTAATAAACTTGCTCTCGTACATTCAGAAGTTACTGAGGTTTTAGAAGCTATACGTAAAAGTCAGGGATCTGAAAAAGTTGTAGAAGAAATTGCAGATATTATTATTCGAATTTTGGATGTATATGCTGCAATGAGAAATGAAGAGCAAGTTCTTCATAGCCTTGACGAAGTTCTTTCCAATAAAATGGAGAAAAATAAACAACGCCCAAAGCTTCACGGGAACCTATTCTAAATGGTATAATGGGTAGATAGAAGAAAGATAAATAATGACAATAGTATTAGATGAAGTATTAGCAAAACTAGATCCAAAAACAAGAGCACGAGTTCAATCAGCGCAAGAAGTTCAAGTACATAAGCAGGCTACGCCTAGCATAGGACTTAATATGGCGCTTCGTGGCGGACTTCCATATGGCCGTCAAGTCCTTGTTTGGGGAAATAAGTCTGCTGGTAAATCTTCTTTCTGCCTACAAATGATTGCAATGGCTCAAAAAGAAGGCAAGACATGTGCTTGGATTGATGCAGAGGCATCATATGATCCAGCATGGGCAGAACAATTGGGCGTAGACTCATCTAAACTAATTTACTCACCAGCTAAAACAGTAAATGACATGGTAGATGTTGCCACTAAATTAATGGAAGCAGACGTAGATTTAATTGTTGTAGATTCAATATCAGCGTTACTACCAGCAATCTATTTTGAAAAAGATGGAAATGAATTAAAGGATTTGCAGGATACTAAGCAAATCGGCGCTGAAGCAAAGGATATGACTCACGCAGTCAAGATGTTAAATTATGCAAACAAAAACACATTACTTGTTCTTATCTCACAGCAAAGAAATCAATTCGGCTCTATGCATGCCAGCCATATCCCAACTGGAGGAATGGCAGTTAAGTTCTTCTCTACCACAGTTATTAAGCTCTGGTCTTCCGAAGCGGAAGCGAATGCTATTAAAGCTGGTGTCAAAGTTGGTGACAAGATTATTGAACAAAGAGTTGGACGTCCAGTTAATTGGATTGTTGATTACAGCAAAGTCTCTCCCCCAAACCTCTCAGGGCAATATGACTTCTACTATCAAGGAGAGGTATTAGGAGTTGATAGAGTTGGAGAAACACTTGATGTTGCCGAAATGTGCGGACTCGTGGAAAAAGGTGGTGCTTGGTATACCGTGGATGGGGAACGGATCCAGGGACGTGCGAAAGCGGTGCAGTACCTTCGTGATAATTCAGAAGTAGTAGATAGGTTAATTGGAGAAATTAATGCCAAATCTTAATGAGTTTATTGGACCTAAACCAGAAAAACTACATTCAGTAGAATTAGAAAAACTAGGTGGCGGAAAACCATGCTCAAAATGTGACAAAGACTCTGACGAAACTTTTTGGGATGCAATAAATTTAATCATGTCGTGGACCTGCCCAAATGGACATAAGAATACATTTAAGGTTAACTAATGTCAGAAAGATCTGAGGCAAAAAGAGATGGCGCTAAACAACAAAAGAATAGTGGTCGTGGAGATTATCAAAAGGGAGATGCCATTTGGAATGGATTTGTTGTTGATTATAAAGAAACTGGCAAGTCAGTAACAGTCTCAAAAGAAATGTGGTCTAAAGTTTGTACAGATACATTTAAAGTAAGTAGAGCTTATTATCCAGTATTAAAATTGGTAATAGGAGAAGGAAATAGTAAAACAAGATTGGCAGTAATAGAATGGTCTTTACTGGAACAACTAGTAGAAAGTTGGCAAGAATGAAGTCTAGTGGAAAATATAAACCGCATAGAAAATTTAATAAAACACAAATAAAAGGCGGAAGAATAGTTAGGCTTAGAAAAGACGGAAGCATAAAGGCTGACCTTGGACCTTTCCCAAAAGAAAAGAGTAAATGATGAGAGAAATTTTATTGACAACTGCAGTAGGAATAGCAACAGGTGCTATTTTTAGTATATTCAAGCTTCCTATTCCAGCGCCTCCCGTGTTCGCAGGTCTTATGGGTATAGTTGGTCTTTGGATTGGATATGCATTAGTGGCTAGGTTAATTTAATGGATACATCGGCTATGTTTTTTATGGGCGTAAGTTTAGGATTCGTAATAGGCTATGCTTTAGGTTTATTTATAGATAAGCTAGATAAGAAAGAAAAGGCACGTGAGCGATAAGAACACGCTTGAATTAATAAGCGATATAACTGAATTCAATGAACTTCATCAGTTTATGAATGACGAACAGCTAGATAAGGCTCTTGCTATAGTAGTAAAGCTACTTATGAATCCAGATGTTCCCGCTGCAAAAGCCCCAAATCTTATTATAGAGTTGCAGGCTATGTCAACAAAGTTTGCAATGATGGCAGCAGTATATTCTACTATTGCTAAAGATAAGGCAGGAACTGCTAATAATAATAAGAAGAATGTATATTATTCAGCAAAGGAGTCGATAGATAAACTTGTGGATGCCCTCAAGTATGTCGTTCGTTATAATGGCTAGAGAAATAGTTAAGAATTTAAAATATAAAAAGTATGATGGTAAGTTTGATGTAAAAGAATTTGCCAAGATGCTAGACGAAGCCTATCTTGCAACAAAGAGGGCTGACGGAGATATGCAGAAGTATTCTTTTAGCCCAAGCTCATTTGGTTACGGGCAAGGCAATTGTCCAAGATATTGGTATATGGCTTTCTCTGGTGCTCATTTTATAGATAATAATGATGCACAAGCAGTTGCTAATATGGCACAAGGAACTCAGGCTCATGAAAGAATCCAAGGCCTTATTGAGAAAATGAGTGGCTCAGTATCAGATGTTCAAACTGAAATAGAAATTAAGAATGAGTATCCACCAATTCGTGGCTTTATCGATCTAGTATTTAATTGGAGCGGTAGTCCAGTAATTGGAGAAATCAAAACGGCTAAGCAAGAGGTTTGGGATACAAGACAGGCAGAAATGTCACCATCAGCTAATCACCTACTTCAATTGCTTACATATATGAAGTTAAAAGAAATTAATGAAGCATTCTTTTTATATGAAAATAAAAACACCCAAGAGCTTCTTTTGATTCCAGTACAGATGAATGATAAGAATAAAGAGATCGTAGAAGGTCTATTTTTGTGGCTATGTGAAGTTTATGATAATTTTAAAGATGGTGGTATTCCAATGAGACCATTTTTAAAAACATCGTATGCATGCAAGAATTGTCCAATTAAAAAAGAATGTTGGGCGGGAGAAACAGGAACAGTTCAAATAGAAGCCTACGAGGTCCCTAAAGTATGATTTGTGCAAATAAAGAATGTGCTAAAGAGTTTGAACCTAAAACGCATAACCAAAAATATTGCACAGATGAATGCTGCCGTATTGCTACCAATAGACGAATCATGGAAAAATATTATGAAAAAAAGGCTATTCGTAATGGGGCAAAACGTGGGTGTAAAAAATGTAAAGCACAATTAAGCAGATATAATGAATCTAATCTATGTTCTTCCTGTACAAAGTCTGTAAATGAAGATCATAGAAATAAATTATTGGGGATGATAAATGAAATTAGCTGAGCTAGTTAAGACTAAAGCAAATAGAGTGCTAGGCATAGATGCATCCACTAATTCAGTAGCATTCTGTTTAATGGAAGGGGATAATCCTTTACGCTGGGGCAAGATTGAATTTAGCGGGTCTGATATATACGAAAAAATATATGACGCTAAGGTTAAAATGCATGCAATGCTCCCACAACTTAAATCAGATTATATAGTCGTGGAAGGCGCAGTGTTTGTCAAATCCCCTGATGCTGTGATAAAATTATCATATGTCTACGGTGTTATCATTGCTGAGCTTATGTCTACTGGCGCTAGTGTTATTACTATATCTCCTACATCTTGGCAGGCACATATTGGAAATAAAAACCCAACAAAGCTGGAGAAAGACACGCTTAGGTTTGAAAATCCAGGACATGCTGACTCTTGGTACAAAGCAAAAATGCGGGAGATCAGGAAGCAGCGTACAGTAGACTATTTTAATAAAAAGTATAATTTAGAATTAGATGATTTTGATGTGGCAGATGCATTCGGCATTGCCCACTATTCAAACACGGTGCTAACAGAACGATGAAACTATATCAGAGTCAAACTTGGCTGTACCGCAGATATGTTGTACAAAAGAAAACTGTCACAGAAATTGCGGCAGAGTGTAAGGTTTCTGCCATGACAATACAGAGACACTTAGAAAAATTTGGGTTAATTAGAAAATGAAACAATTTTGGGAGAATTTGACATCAGTTAATGCTGGAGACGCTATACTTACTGGCTATAAAGGTGCTTTTAAAAATATGCCAGTGTATAAAGAAGTTATAGATCTGGCTAAGGGAACACCTAATAATTCACAATATGTTTTAGATTTTGGATGTGGAGTAGGAAGAAATTCAGTAGCCTTGGCTAAAACTTATTCTAATGTAATTGCGTTCGATCTTCCTAATATGATTAATTTAGTTCCAGAAGAAAATAAATTGAATAATATAGTATATACATCTAATTGGGGAAGAATTAAGGGAATTATGTTTGATATGGTATTGGCTAGCTTAGTGTTTCAGCATATTCATGATGATGAATTAAATCAATACTTATCTGAATTAAATACAAATAAATTAGTTTTACACAGCCGAACATGGATGGATGATACTGGAACAAAGGTATTGACAATTCTTGAAAAATATTTTAATATAGAGGATATTAAATATACAAAAGACCCAAACGGGAATGAGAGCGATCATTTCCTTGCCTTACTAAGGAGTAAAAATGCTTGAGCCAGTGTTTCCAGATTCCCCTAGATTTGAGTGTGAAGATTTATATTTGCTTACAGTAGGCACGGAAGCTGGACAAGAGATTTGGGCTACCTGTCATGAAATTGCACACATGTTGGTCAAGAAAAATATCGCCTACGGAAATTCAGCCCTAGAACCTGTGCGTATATTTTCGAAGGCGGGACCAAGAGAGCAGCTTCATGTAAGAATTGATGATAAATTAAATAGATTAATGAAGGGTACAGATTATCCAGGCGATAATGATATTGATGACCTAATTGGATATTTGGTCCTATTGAAGATTGCCAAGCAAATGTCTAGTTGATTTTTTAGTCAACTAGGATTATAATATAGATATATGGATATTGAATTAGCGGATCATTTTGACCGCATGAATAAGGTTGTAGAGGAATTACTTAAGGGTAATAATCCTACTCAGATTGCCTCTGTAACGGGTTTTAAACGGGCGGAAGTGTTAGAGTATATAGACGAGTGGAAACAGGTCGTTAGAAGCGATTCTGGGGCTCGTGACAGGGCAAAAGAAGCCATCTCTGGTGCAGACCAACATTATGCCATGCTTATAAAAGAGGCCTGGAGAACCGTAGAAGATGCAGACCAAGCGGGCCAATTAAATATAAAGGCCACAGCCTTAAAGCTAATTGCAGATATTGAGGGTAAACGTATTGGGATGCTTCAAGAGGTTGGCCTATTGGATAACGCAGAACTCGCAACACAATTGGCGGAAACTGAGCGTAAGCAGGATATCCTTGTAAAGATTCTAAAAGAAGTTACAGCAACATGCCCTAAGTGCAAACTAGATGTAGCAAAAAGACTGTCTCAAATAACTGGGATAGTTGAACCAGTTGAAATTATAGAGGAAGTTAGTGGATCTTAATTTTAATGATCTAATCGACATCCTCGATGGAGAGGAATTCGATGAAAGACCAGTCGACTTACGAACATTTGTTACAGGACAAGATTACCTCGCATTACCTCCGCTTTCGGAGCACCAGTATACACTCATTGAGAAAAGCAGTCAGATCTACAAAGAATCTACCCTTATAAAATTATTTGGTGAGGCAGAGGGACAACGAAGATATAAGCAAACTTGTAACGAAGTAATCGCTCAACTTGGCAAAGGTAGCGGAAAAGATTATTGTTCTACCATTTCAGTTGCGTATATAGTTTATTTGCTATTGTGTCTTAAAGATCCAGCAACATATTATGGTAAACCTCCAGGGGATTCAATAGATATTCTTAATATTGCTATTAATGCTCAGCAAGCAAACAATGTTTTCTTTAAAGGATTTAAAACTCGTGTCGAGACATCGCCTTGGTTTATTGGAAAATATGAGGCAAAGGCTTCAGAAATGAAATTTAATAAAGCTGTAACTGTTCATTCAGGACACTCAGAGCGAGAAGCATGGGAAGGGTATAACGTAATAGTTGTTGTACTAGACGAGATATCAGGATTCGCTACAGAAAATACTACGGGGCATGATCAGGCTAAAACAGCAGACGCTATATATGATATGTATAGGGCATCAGTAGATTCTCGTTTCCCAGACTTTGGCAAGGTTATATTACTTTCATTCCCACGATTTAAAAATGATCCAATACAAAAGTTTTACGAATCTGTTATTGCAGAAAAAGAAACAATTGTAAGATCAGAAACATTAAAACTAGACGAGGATTTGCCAGAAGGCACAGAAGGCAATGAAATATTTGTAGAATGGGAAGAGGATCATATAGTATCTTATAGCATTCCTAAAGTATTTGCTCTCAAAAGACCAACATGGGAAGTAAATCCAACTAAAAAAATTTCAGACTTTAAAGTAGCATTTTATAAAAATATGCCAGATGCTTTAGGCAGATTTGCTTGTATGCCTGCAGAAGCAATAGATGCATTTTTTAAATCTAGAGAAAAAATTGAAAAGTCCTTTAACAATACAGCATTGGCTGTAGATAAATTTGGTAGATTAGAACCGTGGTTTGCGCCAGACCCAGACAAAGAATATTTTTTACACGTAGACCTTGCACAAAAACACGATCATTGTGCAGTAGCCATGGCACATGTACAAAAGTGGGTCAACGTAAAAGTAACTGATAGTTACTCTCAGGCCGCACCAATTGTAGAAGTAGATGCAGTAAGATATTGGACACCAACAGCAGATAAGTCTGTAGATTTTACAGAAGTAAAAGATTATATTCTTTCTCTTAGGACAGCAGGATTTAAAATTCGTGTATGCACATTTGATAGGTGGAATTCTCATGATATGATGCAGCAATTAAAGGCATATGGAATTAATACAGAAACTTTATCTGTAGCTAAAAAACATTACGACGATATGGCAATGATAGTATTAGAAGAAAGATTACATGGACCTCATATACCTTTATTAATAGATGAATTACTTCAACTTAGAATTATGCGGGATAGAGTAGACCATCCACGAAAAGGATCTAAAGATTTGGCGGACGCAGTATGTGGTTCTGTTTATAACGCTATTAGTAGAACTAGACCAGATATAAGCGGAGAAATAGATATTCATACCTATGATAGTTTAAAATGGGATAGGGAAGACGACGCTATAGTTGCAAGTAAGAATTTGATTAGGGCACCTAAAATGCCTGAGCATCTGGCAGATGCATTAGATGGAATGGAAATAATATGAGTATATATCAAGATAAAGCTAAAGAGTGTAAGTGTTGTGGGAAACATGTGCCTCTGCCAACCGTATTAAAAGAATATGAAGGCAAGATGCTATGCCCCACGACATTTGCAAATGTTATGGAATATAAAAGAATATGGGGGGCTTCTGGAAAAAGGCCGCCTGGAAATATAAGAAAGCACTTCTCCGATTATGTACAGCAGTTGGTGGAAGCTACTATTGACAAAAATGCTGACGGCACAATACAATAGGCTATACGCAACAATAGCCAAGTTGGTTAAGGCC